CCGAATCAGTGACACACCTGAAGACGAAATAGTTTGTTTCGTGCCGGCCACAAGTTGAACCGCTGCATCAGAAACGCTGACATCTGGTTTTAAACGGACACAGGCAACCTGCCCAGCATTAATAAAATTAAGATGGTCTGTTGTGGAAAAAGAAATGTAACCGCTGTCAAACAATATTTTAGCTGCATCGCCAGCGATCTTGGAAGCAAGGACAGTTCCCATGGCTCACTCTCCGAAAAGAAACAAAGATCTGTTGTCTGCAGGGATAGAGATTTCTAATGCCCGCATGTACTGATTAAAGAGCTGTGTGTGCCAGATTACTCGATCCGGGCTGTTCTTGTCGCGTAACAACTGAAACAACTCTTTGCAAACATAGTTTACCAGTAGCGGTTCCGCTAAATGATCCGGTAAACCGTCGGGGCTTTCACTATCACTTGACATATCTACTGGAAGCCGGAAAAAGTGCAGTGTCAACGTCTCCACAGAAGTTGGAATGCCTTGATAATATAGCCTCCCGCCCTGCTCTATAACACCATCCACAGAACCATCCCTGTCCATTAAAGGGTTGTCTTCGGCAAACTCTATCATGGAGTTATAAACATCAATCTCTCGACCAGAGCTATCCGCTACGAACTGGAGAGATCGTTGATAAGTGGCTGGCATGCTCGCGTACGCGGTCGAAAGAACTGTGTCAACAGTCGCTATTGAAAAAAGATCCGGCAACGGGGGCGTTTTGATCTCCCCAAAGCTTGAGGGTAGCCCCGCCGCGATAAGATTAACGCCGAGGTTTAACCGCGCGGTAATCTCGCTGTCTGTAAATATAGATGTGTGAAGAATCTCTTTGATTTGTGATCTGAGGTTTACTAAGGTTGGCATAGATTAGCCCCCATTAAGTGAATGTTCCATGCCCAAAGGACAAGGTTTTCTAAACCTAAATGAAATTAGGCGTTTTTTCAGGACGATGGATGGGAACGGTCTGCTTCTCCCCTAAGCCTTTTGGGGGCTTGAACTGCGGATGCTTTTCTTCATAACAGGTATCTGCGCACACAAACAGATTGTTCCACGTCAACCGACACTCAGAGGCATATCGCCTGAAACCGCATTGGTCGCAAATCACATAATAATCGTCAAATTTGTACGACATAACCGAATCTCAATATGTTGAATCGTCAGAGGGAAAACAAACGTAATCCCCCTGGCGACTTATTTTTGGTGAATTACGCGCCTGGTGTCCCAAAGATACCACGAGCGTCACTCCAGCCAAACGAGCCTCTAAACGTTGCTTTAAATTTAGCATTCTCAGTGTCAAAATCGTTTTCAGTCCCGAACGAGTCCGCTCGACGATCCATGAACTTCAGACCGTCAGGACAATCGGTCTTGACGAACCATGCGTTACTGTCAGTCAAATAATGATTGACCGCAATACCCTGCGGTATCTTTCCAGATACACGAATTGCGTTGATGTCATTGTTTTGTGTCCCGGACCGTAACGTGGATTCCAGCGCTCGGACAGCATCAAATTCATTACTCGGATGAACAATGAGTCTTTGCGGTCGAATCGCGATAGTTAAGCCTTTGTCGGTTTTAAACGCGGCAATATCAATGCATGCCTGTTCTATGGCAGCTTCACTCAAATCTGCGGCGGTGGACAATTCGTTCCTCCATGTGCCGCCCGATTTATTCGGATGATCTGTCGCACACAACTCTTTGCCGTCACTGTTTGCTCCCATTGTATAAGTGGAAGAAAAAGCTCTGTTCAAAACATTCGCAGCGACAACCTCTTTGGTCTGCCGGATAGAAAATGCCAACGCGCTTGCCTTTCTCAACGCATTGGTAACACCAATACCATCATCATACATTTCACGGGAAATGATAAACCCGAGACCGTATGTCACATTGGTGTATCTGTTCAGGTATCCTTGTTCCTGGTCAGCAAACGAGATGCCATCCGTTTCACTCTTAATTGGAGCTAATCCGAACCCCGTCACGCCCACTTCTTCCTCATAGGCTCGTGTAGATACCTGTCGTTCAAAAATATCCAAATACTCAATCGGGTAACTCTTGTATTTGGTGTTAAACCATGCCCTTACTCCCGGGAGGAGATCCTTGGCAAAATTACTGGTAGTTATAACGCCCATTAGTTATCCCTCCTTATACGTCAGCGGATGATCTCATCTCATGTTCAATGATGAGCACATCCCATTTTGCGTCTGTTCCCAGCGCGTTATCTTCTTTATTGGACAAAGCCAGAATTTTACATTGCCCCGCTGCGGTAGCGGTAACGCTGGAGTCCAGTTCCATGCCGGATTTCCCGGTCGAGGTATCACCAGACCCAACAGCAATATCGGTGGACAACCCAACCATAGCGGCTGAGAGGTTGTTTCCAACGTTATCTTCCTGAATTTCAAAAATTACATCCGGGTCATCCACTACCAGACAATACATTGCTGTGCTCGCCGGCCGATACGCCCGGTTCAAATCGGATGTGTCCACGGCCATGTACGGTTGATCGCTGAACGCAACCGCCACGCCTCTAATAGTATCTCCTGCCGCTGCTTGTGCTACGGTCGGATATTTTCCGGTCGTATCCGCGCTGCCAGCAGATTTGACAGCATCGCCTACAAAAACGGCGGTACTGTCAGTTGACGGGATATAATACATCCTCGCCTTCCCGTTCCACGGGTTCCCGTTCAAATGCCTGACGGGAGTAAACCCACATGTTCTGCTTACGTTAGCCATATTAAACTCTCCTTATAGATCGACAATCAGGAAACTGTGACGTCCCCAACCAACCCGTTTCTACGAAACGTTGCCTGGTTCTGCATCGCCGCTTCTGACCGATCGATTTCTTCTTGTTTTTTCCTTTGATCTGCATCATACCATTCTTTTTTAATTTCCATTAAAACCGAGTCTGTGTTAACCCCTGTCGGAACCGTTACGGCTGAGCCGGGTCGCATGGTTTTCCCAGCCACCGGATCACCTACCGGAACATCCTCGCATACAACAGTATATCCGGCATCCTCAAACTGTTTGATTCTGCCTGGGTTGTCATTGACAAACCGTCTCACATACCCCGGTCTCTTCGGGGCAGTCAACACATTCTTGACGCCCAATGGAACTCGCTTTGGTCTTCGCTTTGCTCTATCATTACTCTCTGTCATGTTATATACCTCCCTGAGCCATCTTGCTCATGTCGTCTAAATACTGCTTTTTCGTCATAATCCCCTGCTGGACAAACTGCCTCATGATTTCACGCTGCTCGTGAGTCAATGAGCTTTCACTAAACCTTACTTTCGACCCTGAACTTTTCCGCCCGGCTCCTTCCACTCTCGACTGGCTTGTTCGTTTTTGTGAAAATTGATCAGGAAACACTTCGCGCACTTTGGTTGCTGCCAGAGCGGATACTCTTGCAAAACTCAGCGATGGGTTATCATCCGCAATCTGGTCAGCATACGCTCTCATTTCAGGATTTGTTTCGTACCACCTGTTTTCTTTCACCCACGCGTCAAATTCTGCCGCATCTGCCTCAGAGGTCCCTGTGACAGCCGGTTTCACGACAGGGGCTTCAATACTTTCCTTCAACGCCTCAATTTGCTCATCAATTCCCTCAACCCGTTCAACGTCCCCCTCTTCAATGGCTTCTTTTTTCTGAGATTTCAAATCCGCTAAACTCTTTTTCAAATTTGAAATTTCAGCTTTATACACTTTTTCATTGTGCGCTTTCAGCTCCGCTAATGTCTGGTTCATGTTCATCGTTGAGAGCTGCTTCTTCTGGTCTTTCAATGCCCGCCGCATACTGTCTTGGATATCTTTTCCTTTTCGGATATATTCAGCAGCATCAACGAAATATTCATCGCCACCGTCAAATTCTTCCTGTGGTTTCCAACCCATGTCACGTGCTATCTGGATTATCTCATCATCCGATTTTTCCTCTTTGGCAGAAGCCGGACTCTGTCCCTGTTCTTCCGCAGCTTTCGGTTCTTCTTGAACTTTTCCTGCCTCCGTGGCCGCTACACTTGGCCGCTACACTCTTGTCTATTTCTTCCAACGTCTCTATTGGCATACTATTGACCCTCCTGAACGCCCTCTTCTGTGAGGACTGCTAAAATATCCTGGTCGTTCAAAATAATGTACTTCTCTCCATCGTTCCCCTCTAACTCAAACCCACTGTAACGAGCGTATGAAACGAAATCACCCTCTTTGGCCCACTGTGAGCCGTCTCCGACATCGAGCCACGCTGTGGCTCCAACCGCAATCACACGCCCTCTGATTGACGCCCGTTGTTCGTTTTCACGCGCAACCGGAGCCAGGTAAATACCTCCGTCGCTTTTCTCAGCAACTTTTTCCGGCAAAACCAACACATGGTGTCCAACTGGCGTTATGCCTACATCACTCTGTTTCATTGCTCCACCTTTCCGCGTTTTCCGCGTAACTGATATTGAGAATCTGTTCTAAACCCTCAATGTTTCCGATTACTCTTAGTGTTTGCCCGTGCGTCTGCTCTGCTGTTTCGCCCACAGTGTGCCCCTGAGCCAGTTGCGACATTAACGCATCACGCAAACTCTCTAACTCCATAAAAACCTCTTCGGTCACCGGATGATGCCGCCATGCATAAAATTGTTCATTGTCTATCATTCGTTGTCACTCTCCAGCATATTATCCCTGAACGGCCCCTGTACTGTACTTTAGCCTTTTCAATTTTGAGTTTTTCAGCGTCAAACTCAGTCCCCATCGATTTAACCTGCTGTAATATTTTTTCAGTCTGTATCTTCTCAGCGATTAACTCAGCCTCCGCTAACGTCTTGGCCTTTTCAGCCTCTGCTTGAGCCACTTCGGACTGCTTGAGTCGGAACTCTAATTCCATCATCGGATCAGCAGGTGTTTCTTCCGGCAAAATCTGCGTAATATCGTCAATTTGCAGTGCCTCCAAAAACCGTTTCACAATTTCTTTGTCGTTCAACCCCTGACCCCGCATCTCCAACAATGAACGCGCTTTCAACATCCTCTGCATGTTTGTAACGGTATTAATGTCAGACACAGGAAAAATATCCAAATCCGCGCTGGCATAATCACGTGCCCTCACAGCTATGGGACTATCTAAAACTCGGTTATATGCCTCGTCTGACAAATATCGCTGATTCAGTTTCCGTATTTTCTGGAACTCATCATACAGCGACCGATGAATGCGCTTGTGGATTGCGCTATAAACCTGCAACCCCTGCTCAATCAGGGCCAATGTGGTTGCGGCAGGAACATTCGAACCAGGGCTGTGACCGGACAATACGTCAGTCATGCCGGCCAGCTCTTTTCCTGCGTTGACCAGCATTCCCAATAACTGAAACAGCACATTAGACGGGGCATTAACAGGCAGCGGCACTACGTTTTTTCGGATATCGTCACCAGTGGAGGGTATCTGTTTCCATTCTCCGGCTCTGAATTTCAGCGTTTCACCTCGCCCCAGACGGAGACCTCGCCCCAGAAAACCCGATTGACGATTCGCCAGTGTCCCGGAATCCAGCAGTTGGTTGAGTACCGTGTTGGTTGAATTATTCAACGACAGCAACAATGAGCCAAACCCCATCCCATAAAAACCCCCATCAATAGCTGGCATAAACAGGAATCTGGTGAAATAATGGGTGGGCTCAATGCGTAGGACTTCGCCCTTTTCATTTAGTATCACGCCTTCCAGATCAAATCTGGCAGAAACACGAACGAGGGTGTGGGTGTCCTTGTGGACAGTGACAATATATGGTTCCTGATAACCATCATCATCCAGATCATACCAGCGATGCTGCTCCAGAAACAAGTAGGGGGCGGCGTCGTCATCACCTGTCTGGTCATCTTCGCTTGCATCTCCCGGTTGCCCCAGCTCATCAATATCAATATCGAGGAAAACACCTGAGCGAATCCGCTCAACTATTTCATTCCTGCTCAACTCGATCTCATGCGTGACCCTGGCCGCTTTTTCCAACGACACAGCGCAATAATGAACTACGAGATCGTCAGGGAACACTAATTCAGACCTGTTTTGATTGGCTGTGGCGTCCCAGTACGTTTTTTTGAAAACACAACCAGTCACAGGCAGAGTAAACAACAGTTGGTCTATCCCCGATTCCCAGTTGTCCATTTCGTTCAGCAACTGATACGACATATGAGAACTGACACGATCCGCTCTGGCGCTCTTCTCACC